TTTGTATTTGCTTTTAATTGGGTCGCATAAAACTGAATCGTAGTGGCTCTCATATAAGGATTAAAAGAGAGGTCAGATACCTTTGTATTCAACGAATAAGAATCTGTACGGCTATCAGTCGTTCTATTAACGTTAGTGACCTGACTTGGATTTTTAGAATCAGATAAATTCGCTGGGGTATTGATGGCTGAGTTTAAATGACTCCAACTACCCCAAATTGATCCTAACATCTTAGTTGAATCAGTAACCTGTTTGAGTGCATCCAAACCAGAATCAACATTCATCGTCAAATTGGAGAGTGAAGAAGAATCAGACCACCCATCATTATTAGGAGATAAAACAAGAATACCTTTTCTTGAAAACTGAAAATAAGGATTAACACTTAATGATTTAGTTGCGAAAATTTGTTGATCGACAACAACATTATTAAAATCAATCATTGCCATTTTGCCAAGAAGTTTAGCAGTAGATTCTCCCGGAATGAAAGCAAGTTTTGTGTTTCTGGCAATGAATTGCGGGCGCATTTCGTTATAATTTCTATCTAATGAAATCCTGAATTCATTATTTTTTATATCACTGGCTTGAAAATCTTGGAAGTTATCTACCACAAACCCATTCTTAAAACGATCAAACCCATTCGCATCCTTAATATTCATATCTTCCGCGCTTTTTTCGAGTAAATTTAACGCAGTATAATACTCAAGAGATTCGATTCTGGATTCTAACTTACCTATATCACGCATCGTATAGCGTTTATTTTCAAGATATTTGGTGCTAATATCATTGATCGAATAAGTGTAAGGATCAAAATAAATTTCATATAACGCCATCGCATCAGAGTCAACGATAGGAATGAATGGAGTATCAGAGGGAATCCCCTTTTTAACATACATTTGTCCGTCTTTGTTAATACAGAGTAAATCGATACGCTTTAAATAATAGGTAAGATCAAAGATAGCCGTTGTTCCAATAACTGGAATAACATTCCCTGTCAATGAAACTCCATTTAAAACAGTCGGTCTAAAATCAAACGAACTGAATAATGGATAAATGCTGTTGTTTTTAGCCTGAATCTGAGGGTTATCTTCATAATCAATAATATTATTAGCAATTAAGTCTTTATACGAGTCAATGGTAAAGTACCCCATATTCTTTGAATGATTATGATTATAGTATTTAACTTTATATTTCCATCTCTTTCCGCTGTCAATCGTATGAGATGAAGTGAGTTGTAATTCTGAATCATAATAACCTGTTTCATTGGCTCCTGTATTGAGTGTAAATTTATTGGTAATATCAGTCACAATAGATGGAGAACCAGGATCATATTCATAGACATAAAGAATTTCAAATACATCCGCAACATATTGAACAGGGGAACTTGTCTTATAGATTTTAAATGAAGAAGCAGTTGGAACAATGCCAGTAATTTCTTGAGTTTCAGCCACTTCCTTTGAATCTTCTTGCCCATTTGTTCTTAATACATTATGAATAAGAGTAAGGGTGTTGCCTGATGTAATCATATCAGTTCCAGTTCCCACATCAAGTTCATCACCAACCGTGATTGTGATTGAAGTGTCTGTTCTTGAAAAACGCCCTGGAATACTTAAATCAACGGTATGAATGACTCCTGCTCCAGCATTGTTATCTGTAATAATAGCAACGGTTGAATTAGGATCAAAGGCTTGGAAAAACTCATTGGTATTACTGGTAAAAGAAACCACTCCACCCAAAACTGTCGCCGCCATTTTTCTGCGAATCATAATAGACAGAGTTCCTGGTGGATCAGGATTTTCTTCGTCAGAGATACTACGGAATGACTTAATATGATCCCTTGAAATACGCCAAATCAATTCAGTTTTATTAGGATTGTAAATTGTGACATCATCCAGATAAGGTACGGCTTTAAATCCTTGAGTTTGAGTGGTATCAACAAAACTCAATCCTTGATTTAATTTATTATTTCCACTCATGATGAGATCATAAATGTAATATTTGAAAACCGCAGGACCTTGAATAATTGCTTTTGCGGTGGCTCCAGTGCCACCGCCATTTGCGATAGTGACAGTTGGAGTAAAAGTAAAATTGCTTCCTGGTGTATTAACAATAATTGAAGAAACTTGCCCATTAGAAATGACTGCTGTCGCTGTTGCTCCAGTGCCGCCGCCCCCTGTAATAGTGATATCAGGGGCAGAGGTATATCCCGATCCTGAGTTGATAATCTTAATAGAAGATACCACGCCAAGTGCGTTGATTGTGCCTTTTGCTGAATCTGGTCTTACATCATAGACTTTAAAAGATCCTATTTTTGTTCCAGTAGGAAGTTTTGAACCATTAAATGGGCCATCATAGACATCAATAAGTGTTCCATCTGTATTTGAAACCGTGGAAATTTTATTAGGATATGCACTATAACTTCTTAATGGTTGAAGATAGATATATGTTCTATCTTCAAAAGTATGAACATAGCCAGTTGTCTTTTTTGTATCACGGGCTTTATAGATTTTTATATTGCTTTCATTCGTTGTTTCATGGCGATAACCATTCACATAAGCAACACCAGGAGACAGCACCGCGCGAATATAATCTTCATCTCCATCTACACTATATCCATTAGGATCAGAAACCGTTAATGCTTTATCTTCAATAAAACGAAGATTAAAAGGTTTATAGGTATAATTGCCATTAGTTTCATAGGTCCTCTTAGCAATCATATCCATTATTTCAGAATATTCTGAATCTGCTTTGAAATAGGTATATTGATTATTCTCGAATTTGGCTAATAGAATGAAATTATCACCATCAATCGAATTTAAGGTTCTCTTGGTTAAGACCAGCGCCACTTTATAACGATCGGCGCCGGGAGCAGTCTGATTGGGATACCCCAGAGCATTATCAAGAAGACTATTATCGCTGGAACTATCCGCAATCGTTTGAATAAAATCAAAACCTATTTTGCAATTACTCACTTCTCCGTATTTGCTAATGATAATATCTTGTTTTAAAGATTCAATAAACATACCTTCAAAATAAAAGATACCGCTATCAATAGAAAAAATTTGTCCTTGACCAGTTGGAGAAATGGTGTCAAGATCATTGACGCCAATACACCCTGGGCATTTTACTTGGACTGAATAGACCGGAATATTATTTGAGTCTATAAATTGGATAGTTTCACCAGGAATGAATGCTGTTGTCTCGCCATCTATGGCTGTTCCAGTATAGATGACATAAAGAGTGGGAGGATCACTCATTTCGGCATTAACTGATTTAACTAACAGAGCGGTGATTCCTGATGAAGTTCCAAATAAAGACATCCCTGTCGGAAAGCGAGTTAAATCACTTACAGAATAGCCATTAGGATGCCCAACATCAGTAACCCATTTTGACAAAGATTGAAGTCTTACATACTGACAGGAGACATTATTTGAACGCGCGTTGGAAACTCTGGATCCATTTTTAAAAATATGGTTGGCAAATTTTTCAATTTGGTTTTGAAAAATACTCTGAATCTGATTCAATTCACGAGTTTGAACAGCGTGACCAGGACGAAATAAAACTCGTAGATAGTTTTTCTGTGAATTAAAATCATCGAAATAAGGTGTACGATTCCAGGATAATCTGCTCATTAAGTTTTCTCTTTGGGTTATTATTTTAAATATTTATAGTTGTTCGAACGCGGGTAGTTGGCATCTTAGAATGAAATGGCAATTTTAACATCCTCTTCCTGTCCTACATCTCGAACAATCTTTCTCAGATTATTAGAATAGAGAACATATCCTTTATTATTATTTATTTTATTCTGTGATCCAGCGGCATAATCATCGTGACTTGGGCCAATATAAAACTGATTCAAAGCTGGTCCTAATGTTGTTTTATCAACCACATCAGTGATTAGCGAAACTTGTCTAAACGCATCATTTTCACCAGTAGGCAGATAATCAATACCTTCTGCCAAACGAACATTAACAATAGCCGTATTAGCGCAAAGTTCAGTGATGATATTAAATCCGTGTCCTTCTTTAGGAGCAAAAACGGCTTCTCCAACTCCCCCGGCAGGACCAGCAACGATAAATCCAATTACATTGTCTGAATATCCAGCACCGCCATCCGTAATGGTGAATTCTTGGATTGTATTGCCGACGGTAATTACTACTTCGACAACGGCTTCAACGGAAGGAGTTGCATCAGGATCATAAAGGATTAAGGTCGCGCCAGAAGTATAACCAGATCCTGCATTGTCTACAGTGATTGCGGTGATTTCCCCATCAGTCACGGTAATTGTGCCCACCGCGCCGCCTGTTCCTGAAAGCCCAGAACGTTGAACAGTAGCATAGACTTTAGCGTTTAAGTTATAGCCTTCTCCAATAAAAGACGGATCGACGAGAATTTGAGTGAGTGTATTATCTTGGGTATTTTTAACAGCATAAGCCTGTGCCGCCGTTGTTGGCGTTCCGCCAGAAACCGTAGTTGTCATGGTGGCGGGGAATGTTCCTGTAGATTTTAAGATTTTAAAGGTAGATAAACTCTGTTTAACCGCCGCCTGTTGGACATCCCATTGATTAGTTCCATCATTCTCCAGTTTATAACGGGTTGGAACAAAGTCGGTTGTTAGAAAATACACTGAATCGGCGTCAAGAGACCCCATATATTTCCATACATAACCATCTGCCGTATTGAAAAACAAGGTACCTGTATCAGTGGGCTTTGATGTGGAGGCGGCATCATTATTATTGTTAATACATTTATAGATATGATTTTCATCCGTTATAATATAGAAAGGATGAGCATAAGCAGTATCACCGCTAACAGCCAGCGGGTCTTTAAGATGATCGTATTGACTGTAAATTGTGCCTGATGTCCAGTTATATCTCTTAATGGCAAGTCTAAAATTACTTCCTGTGACTCGTTTGAGAGTGATTAAATTTTGAATCACTTGATAGTCGTTTAAGTCAGACACCATTACATCATCAGGGGTGTTTTCATCGTCCCAGACTGTATTTTTTCCAATTCCAATAAAAAGGTTTCTCTTAAACATCTGATTGGTGTTGATGTATTCAACCCAAATCCAACTAATACCTCCATCTGAAGAAGATCCATTAACATGAGTGGGCGGAATGGCTCCACTTTGTCCAGTTTCTTTTGAGATATATTTATTATTACCATAGAAAACCAATGTTCCTTCAGCATAAGAAGTTAAAGTGGTCCATTCGTTAATTTGCTGTTGTGAGATATTATCAATTAAACTACTTGCAACATAGTTTCTTATTTTAGTGGTAAATTTCGCTGCCATGATTGTTGATTCCTTTTTAAATTAAAATTTCTATTTCAGCGTCGAGTGCTTCAGCCATTGGGATTGAGTCGTTGTTAATATTTTTTCTTGCAAGTATTTCTTCATCAGTTATTCCTGTAGGAGTATCAGCCATATAATCATCCCATAATCCTATTGGATGAAAGAATTTGTCACTATCTTTAAACCAGTTAATCCAAGAGACTGGATTAAGTAAAAGATTATGAGTATTGGTGTCCATATTTTTAATGATGGGATCATCAATATAAACAGGATTAAACAGCAATACATTAACAGAGTCTTCAATAATTTTAATCAGAGTGATATAAAAAGCACCATCAAAACCCCCATTAGGAGATTTTAAGTAACTCGAATAAAAAATATCAAGGATTGAAAATCTAACAAATCCAGCAGGGTGTAACCATTCATCAATAATCGCATCTGATTCTTTTCTTGGAATTGTTGAATAGGTGTTATAAGAAAATTGCTGATAATAAAAACTATCAAGGAGTGTAGAATGACTCCCTAATACACCTTCAAAACTCTTCCAACTAGGTTGTTCCTGAAAAACCGACTGGATGATCGGGCTAAAAACCGCCCCAGTTCCAGTTGCGGATTGGATTGAAACAGTTGAATTGCTTTCTGAATCAATGAAAGGATCTAAAATTTCAATGCTTTCAATTTGTCCAATGTAATCACTTTGAGGAGATAGTACAGCATTAACGCCCAATTCAGACTGAATAACAAGATTGGGAATATGGTCAAAATCATAACCAGGATTATAGATGGTCAATCCATCAATGCCACCTAGTCCGCTGAAAAAGCAACTTGCTCCAGAAAATTTGGATCTTAACTCACTGATGAATATAGATCCAGTTGTTGTTACACTATTAGCATAATTAGATTCATCCAAAAACACTGGAGGATCGTTTCTCTGGTTAAAATGAAGTAAAAGAGAAACCGACGCAAATGATGGATCAGAATTGCTGAATGGCTCATTAGGCACAGTGAAATTAGAAGTATAGCGAGCAACGCCCTTTGTTAATCGGAGTTCATCCATATAGCCTAAGAATGGATTGTTCCCATTGGTATCAAGTCCAATTCTTAATGCTTCAGTGGAAGAAAGTCCAGTTCCAATCACCTGTGATGCTGTTTCAATTCCATTGATAAAGATTTTAAGGGTGTTTCCATTTCTGGAGACCGCAATATGATTCCATTTGTTTATGACAAGTTGCGATGCTGATGTTACCTTGAAAACTGAAGCGCCATAGAGTTGAAATACAACTTTTTTCTGTCCATTGATTTTTAAATCCCAACCACGATTTAAAGTCTTATGTTTATTTGAACAAATAACAAGATCGGAAATAGAGTGCGGAATATTACTCCAAGTTTCAAACGTAAAATTGCCAGAATGAATATTAAGATGATTGCCATTCGGAATAGACAAGTAGTTATTTGAACAATCTATTTTTGAAACGACTGCTGAAAAAGAATGACCTCTTAATCTCTTTTCTGAAAATACCGGATCACCTATAGCATATCCTGTTCCTTTAGAGCTAATTTGAACGATGTTAATGGATCCAGTTTTTAACGATTTAACTTTAGCAGATCCAGCAATTTTAGTATGGGATATAAAAAGATTATCTCCGACATTATAGTTTTTCCCAGGATTATCAATTTTAATACCCACATTATCAATGAAGTTTTCTATAATTTTTTCATTAGTGGTTTGAGAGATAATCTCTATACCTTCACCTTTTTGAAATTGGCGATAGGCAGCATCAATTTGTATTTTTAAATAGGTTTGATTTACCCCATAGATAAGGCTCAAACTTTCAACCGCGCACTCAACACCGCTTGAAACTCCTTTTAAAAATAGATCATATGAGTTGGCTTGAGTTAAAATGGATTGAAATTTAAGAGTATCTTTTGAGAAAGCCGTTGTGAATACAAAGAGTTTTCCAGAGTAATTGGCTTGGCTTGGAATAAGCATTTGCTTTCTAGGATAATCAATTCTTATATCGCTGTCATAAAGTATTCGATATAAGAATTTAAAAGAGGCTTCGCTACCTCTACTTAAATAAAAATCTCTTAAATGTAAAATCAATTCTTTCTTTGAAATAGAAAGTGGTTTTTGAATGAAAAACCCGCAATCAGATAAAATTTTATCTACATACTCTTCTTCATTGTTATTAGAGTCGCATCTTTCATAAAAATTTTCCAATACTTCTAATGGATTGCCTTGCTCTTCCAAAAAAAGATAAAAATGATCAATGAATTGAGAAAACTTCTCATAATTAGTCTTAAGAAACTCGGGTTTTCTTTGAGAGATTATAGGGCTGATATAATTACGCATTAGATAAAACTACTCTTATTTTAGTAATACGAACAATGTTTTGTAAGAAAGTTTCAATATCAGGATTAACAGGTATCATAGAGAAAGTAATAGTCCCGCTAGTATTAAAATCATTTAAAACCATTCTTGCATATTTAGGATACTGATAATAGATAACACCTGTTTCATAATCAATTCTTCCAAAAGTTTTTTCAAGCAATTTTAAAGAATCAGATAACTTGTAAATGTAAAGATATCCATTAGCATCATCAGCAAAATAACAAGTCTGATTGCCATAAGTGAATGTAGATGAAGTGACACCATTCTGAATAGGATTACCCATGTAAAGATAATTTTCTATATCTGAATCATAAAGAATGGTTTGATCTTTTGTTAATATTTTCTTAGAATAACAACTTTTAAGTGCTGGTATATTTTGCTGAATTTGATTAAGTAAAGTAACATCACTTAAAAAGTTATCAAAAACATTCAATGATTGGGTGTTATAGTTAATGATTGTATCAGTGATCTGTTTCTCAAGATAGCCAAATGTCTTGTTTGTTTTTTGCCCATCTACTTTAGCATAGATAGTCATTTCCACATTGATGAATTCTGGATCAATAAAGACTGGCTGCATTCCAACCACACAATATTTGGAAATAAGGTCATTCTGAATCTGATTTTTAGCAATAAGAGTTAATTTGTCAGAAAATTTAGGTTTTATACTGATATAAATTTTGCCATAATTTTTAACAATGTTACTTTCGCCGCCCCAAACATTGATACTGTCAATATTTCTGAATTCACTGATTAAGATTGTTTTAAAATCAGAAACAGTAACGATTCTATTCTGGCGTCTATAGTGATATGGAATAGTAAATCTTAAACTTTCTGCTGTTTCTATTTCATTGCCGCCCGCCACTTATCATTCCTGTAGCAGTCACCACTGTCATATCTGTCCAGTTATAGATGTTATTTTCTGATGGCAGAACTTCGGATGACTTATTGAATCTAAAGCGTTTGCATCCATTGCCGCTCTCTCCATTACTTGAGATATAATTAACATACACAACGCTTTGATGCCCTGGGGCTTGCCCAAAGATGTTGTTACCAAATATAATTTCAAAGAGTCCGTCTTCTTGTGTCGTTAGATAAAAGACTTTTGAAGTTGCACTCACTTCAAAGATATTACTTGATAAAAAGTATTCCTCGCCAACACTAGCCCCATGAGGAATGATGAGCATCCTAATCGTATCCACATCAATATTTTTATCTTGAATGATATATCTCTGATTTGAAAGCCCTGTATCAATTTTAAAACGAATGTTCTTTAAACTTCCTTCATAAACGGTAAAAACATCGGAAGTGTAGTTAATGAGTGGAGTTAATTCTGAATTCACTTGATTCATAAAAATTGGATCAATGAGATAAAAAGTGCGTTGATCTGAGTCATCATTGATTCCAGAAAAACTGGTTCCTCTAGCAATCAAAATGCTTTTGCTTAAT